GGCGTGATTGATATTCCCATCCCCATGATTCAAGCTGTTGCGGGTGACGAATACTGCATATTTTACCATAACGGACTATGTGAACTTCATGACAAGGGATTGAAGCCTACCGAAGGACGTTTGTCACATCATTCCACACGCCTTGATAATTTCAAGGCCTCTAAAAGTATATCTTGGAATGTCGCTAAAGAATGGCTTTCCGAAGAAAATGCAGAAGTTATTGAACGTGTAGCTGATAAATTTAGTAGAAACTAAAAACAATAGAGCGATGAATACAAGCTATAAAGAAAACACCCCTGACAACTTTTGGCAAATCAGATGGCTTGACAGGTATATGGAAGGTCACAACGGG